TGATAAATTTGAAAAAATACGGAATCTTAGGGACTGAAGAAGCGAAACCGTTAACCGGTCTCCCTAGGGTAAATATAATAGTTTTTGTTTTTGCGATTTAGCATTCGAAGCTATTATTTATTCTAACTAAGAATGGAAAACACGTCTGCGGTGATAGGTTTTCTAAAGGGTGTTCCCGAATTCATGCAACATGAAGAGGAATACCGAAGAGCGGTTGCGAGCACTCGAAACGGGGAGCTCCAGCCTGTAGATATGGGTGTTTGGGAGAAAGCCTGTATTGGTATTGGTGAGCACAACTTGCTCAGAGCTCTCCCATTTGCTGAAAAGTTCACCCTTCCGGGGATGAACGAATTGCTGAGGATAAATTCTCAGTCATTGTCCAAACAAAAGGACAAGGATTTAGCTGGTAAGGGAACTCTCACACACAGCTGTGTGTATGAAGAGACTTACATCATGAACGATCCAGTGGAGTTGGTGCCGGCTTATAGAGTGGTAAACAATGCCAACAGGCCAGGTATGCCTATACCTGATAACCACCCAATGTACGCCCAATTCATGGCTGGAGTTACAGGCTTGGCTTCAACTTTCTTGAACAGCATAGCCCTCAGTTTTCTCGGAGAGAAACTTGTGCTGCGCCACGATATGAGGCACATACTCTTAAAGGGGTATTTGATGCTGATGTCGTACAATCTAGCTTCAGTTTCCCAGGTGAAGAAACTTCGCCGGAACTCGAACAGGATGACGCTGCACGCGAACATCGACCCAGAAGTAAAGATGTTGCTGATGACTATGAACAGGGTAGTCGTTGATGCTGATGCATTGACAAATGACGAACTCTGGCTGTTCAATGAGATGTGTGGCCCATACCCAAGCAGAGAATGGGGACATCCGACCATTTATAGCAATATTAAAATGGAAGCGGATGACGTGGTATTCTTCTCTCGGCGAGAAGCGAGCGAAATACCCTGTGATAGGGGTTTTGGAAGTCCGGAGAGAATGTGGAACGACCTGGTAAATATAGCGATCAAGTTCAGTGCCTTAGATGATCTAAGGTGCGTAGTACAAGCGACTCGCGGGATACCAGGAATGATGAGGACTGTTAATCAATGGTCTGGGAAGCTCCAATTCCATGTGGAGTACCCTTTAAGTTACTCTTTGTGTTTGGCTGTTAACAGTAAGTGTCCTGATGGAGTGTTCTCCACAAGACACAGTAACTATTTCGCCACCAGTAAGTGTTTGGTGGCAGACTTGCTGTTAACTAAAATGATGGAGATGAGCATGTTCAACATCATTGAAGAGAGCGGGGCCCTGGGACACGTAGGTTGCCCAACAGGAGGGCCAGTTGCTGATACTTTCTTCAATGCCACTTTGAGAAGTTATGGCCTTTCTGATAACTTGGAGAAGGTCAATTTCTTGCTGCAAGAGTGGAGGGGGATTCGTGGATGCGGATCTGATGTTATGTTCGGCTCCAAACTCAGGAATACTGTGGCTAGGATGGCAGCTGCTATCAAAGGAGGTGATTCATCATTTCTAAGACCACAGTTATTGTTCTCGATCCCGGTGTCTGAGTGTAAGAACACTACTTGGGGTATCATCAGAGGATGGAGATTCCAGGGGTCTGAAATACTGGATACTCCTGATAATAGAGTGAAGCAGAACCAGATAACTAAAGGTTATACTTGGGTGATGGGAGTAGGGAAAGATGTGCCTAGATTAGGGATGAATGCACTTGGATCACTGTTGCTAGAGAAATTTTCACTTGAAGAAGTGAAATTCATGCAATGTGCAAATGGAAATTATGAGATTAGCCTAGTAAGGCACGTGATTGAAGGAGAGCTTGGAGCTAGGACGGATGAGTTCGAGCTCGGGGCAAGGAGCTTCTATCACAGTAACTTCCCGGGTACACGATGCACTATTATATACGATAAGGCAGGAGTTAGTCGAATAGTGTCTGACCCCGATTTGGGTGAAGAGGTGATTGGAAGTACCCTAGATGTGCACCGACAAGATGGAGGAGATGTTGACAAGGATATCCGGGTTAATGTAGCCTCGTTTGGAGGTAGCAACTCACAGGTCCAGATCAGGAATGGACTTGATAATGAGCGGATAGTCGACCTAGTGGGGAGTGGGCCTAGAAGAAGAGGAGAGGCAACTTTCCAAGATAGGCAAGTGATTAGGACACAGGAACGAAGAGGTAATCCAGTCGCTAATGCTCTAGGCGGAGTCAACCCTAGTACAGTGCAGAATAAAGAGGCTGATGCGCCACCGACCGGTGACGGTTTCAGAAGAGAAGCTGGTACTGGAAGAGGGAGGGGTAATGGTTCACGCGGCCGAGGCGGCAGATCGTCGCATACGCTAGGTGATCATTTCCCACCACTGCCGAGAAGCAATGGGTACCAGCCTAGGATACAGTTCGTCAATCGCAACGCCTCTACATTGAACGGTGCGAGGATGAGTAGTTCAGCTGGCGTAGCACCTGATTCATGTGTGGCAACAGCGGGAGAGCCAGTCGTTAGGTCGGCTGCTCCAGCTTCTGACGCAGCGGCATCGACTGTATCGATGGTGCCTAGGGGTGAGGTGCCTCTTAGTACCAGACCCAGGATGCGAATGGTCGGAGGAAAAGTAGTCGGAGTAGAAGCGACTAGATGCACAGGTGAGAATATAACACTGTGCGAGCGCGAACAGACAGAACTAGCGCCGGAAGGGACTTTGAGCGGGTACCTACTACAAACAGTGGGTGATGGCAGATGTGGTATACACGCCATAGTCCAAGACTTTCGGGTGAGAGGGATGATACGAGAGGAGGACATGAATGAGAAGTTTGAAGCCATACTAGATAGGATGCAAGATCCTACATGGCAGTGCATGACTGATCTCGGCGCTTACCTGAATGCAATGGGCATGGGATTGGTCGTAATGGAAGATCAGAGTAAGACCATGCACAGGTTCGGGACCGACGAGGCCGAACATATAGTGTACCTCTTCAATAAAGGAGGGCACTATCAGACCTTTATCCCAAATCCAGACGGGCCAGATATCATGGACGGATGGAAGTATACTGAGGGTAGGGCCACCCCTCGTGATATGAATGAGATGTGGCCACTTATACAAGGTGCGTTCACAAATGCACGGATACAGAGGGAAAATCTTAGGAGGATGGGACATGATGTGCCCGAGTCACCTAGTTATAGGAGGTAGAGTAGTTAGTAGCTCCAGCGAGATTCTCATCCGCGGAGCAAGTAGTTAGCCCAGCGAGATTCTCATCCGCGGGCAGTAGTTAGTTAGGACCGCCCCATAATGCGTTAACTTATGGAAAACCGATAAAAAAAAATTTAGC